TAGGATTAGCTTTTGCGATATCCACCTGGGCATCGATCAATGCTAACTTATGTTCCGATTCAGTTGCTTTCTGTTCAGCCAAGCGAGTACTCGCCATTGCTTGGCCCGCCTGGAGGAACGATCCCGCAAGGTCTGGATAAGAAGCGCTAGGCGCATCGATTCGAGATGGAGCAATAGAACCCTGGGAGATGGGGAAGGCCGCACCACTTGCAGCAGATCCAGAACCATAAATAAGATGCGGATTAAGACCCGCAGCTTTATACCTCGCCATTTGCGCCTCAGGAGAGTCATATACCCTCTGTTCCTGCTGCAACTTTTTGTTTTGTTCAAGAGTCCAGATCGCATTTTCTCGATTCATTTGATTAGCATCTTCCGCAGCACGTTTGTTCCATTTGTATTGCCGCTTAGGACCACCACGCGCAATTGCCTGGGATGCAGCGATCACGCCTTGTGTAACCAGCTGCCCGGTCAGAGGATCAATCGGCATGGAGCTCTTCTTTAAGTTCCTTTTCTACTTCACGCACGGCTTCACTATTAATCGCAGGCCCGTTTTCCCTGGAATGTACGTGCGCCAGTATGTCATTGGCCACCCTCTCAACAATCTCCGGATAGCGTAAGAGTAATCCGAGAAAGTAATGAGCCGCGTGCATATCGCGTTTGACCCATTCGATGACTGTCTGTTTATCAGGTATTTCTCCGATAGTTCCTTCTGAGGCTCTTCCTGGAAGAGGCTCAGTTGCGGGTGATTTCCCATTTGTTTTTTTTGTCATAGCAATTTCAATTGAACAGCCTTTTTTACAGGCTTTGTTTTCTTTTGCAATAAGTTCCTATCCCAACGAGTGCAGCCCTGGAGATCACACCCGGACGTCCCATAGTTACCGCCGGTACACCAGAAGCTGCCTCTACAGTCAGTTACGTTACAGAAGCGACCATATAACCGCAAATTTTCAGCTAATTGGTCTTCTTGACCCTCGTTTCTCATAAGTACAAGATAATGAGCACGGTGTCAGTTAGCAAAGTATTATCAAGGTTTTTACTTTGCAGCCACCGCCGCCTTTTCGGCGGCGAGTTTTTCGACGGCCAAGGCCTCGAGCCGAGCGCGTTCCGCTTCGGCTTTTTTCTTCTCCTGGTCAGCATACCGCTTCTGAGTCTGTTTCAGTTTGTCCGCGAATTCCTCGCGGTCCACCAAGTCAGCATGAGCCATTTTCTCCAAATCCTCAGGGCCATCGTCATATTGGCCCTCTTTACCTACCTCGAGAGGTTCACCCCTGGTGAACCGACGAAGTATTTCCTCGAGCGAGAGAGCCATGTTCGGGACTACCCGTTTTTTACCTCCCACCTTCACCCCTGGTGAGGGTGGGGGAGTAGCAATTGATTTGTATTTCATAATTGTGGTGTGCCGAAGTACGGCAATGACCGTTTCACATGAATTTTATTGTAGACATACATCCAGAGAGTATCCACACCCGACACATTGAAGATTCGATCCTGCAGAGCATCCTCAAAGAGGATGAACGGATTATCAAGATCAGGTTGGGCAGAGAATTTCCGGCTAAGATGCCAGAAGTCCAGAGAGTCACGGAAGTCACCGTGAGATGAATTGTGAATGAACTTCCAATCCGCATAGCGCGATTGATATCCAAACACAGGTTGGTTCGCCCGTACGATAGGCAGACTTGTAGTCGTCAGATAGATTTCATTGTCATACACCTCCTGTTCTCCCAGGTTAGCAAATGTTGGCCAAGGATATTCCAAGAATGTATTACGATTCTGAAACATACGCGGCAGACCTTGCATATACGCAGATGAAGGCATCACCGAAAGGATGCCAAGTACGAACCCGTGTTCCTCACAGTTGTATTTGAAAGAGTTGGTATTCGCATAAGCACTACCACGCCCCGCAGGATTTCCAGGGGGCACGACCTCCGAAGCATCATCTTCTGAATAAGCGGTAGTATTAATTTCGCTGATTTGAATTACAGCTTTACCGCCACCAAGATATTCGGCCCGTTGAAGCCGAGCGTCCGAAGTTTTACGACCGAAGTGAGCAAGAATAGATTCATTATACCGTGAGCCGGCAAGTTGATTCCTTTCCAACCACTCCTGCAGACGCACAGCACGCCGCAGATCGTTGATAGATACCGACGAAGAATCGATAGTTACATCGTCAATGTTCTGCAGTTGAAGGCTACGACCCGCATCACCCGTTGATTGAATTTCTCCACCGCCAGACCCGGGGATTACCAAGTTACCCGGTGATCCTACACCAGGGTCTTGAGTGTCCAACAAGATACTGTTTTGCAAGTACGTTACAGACGCGCTACCGGCAAGAGGCATTAATACCTCAGTTCCTCGTTGAGTAGACACAGAAGCAGACGTGAAATAGTCATGTTCCCACGCACGATACCTAGTGCTAAAGATTTCCTGAATGTCCGGACCTGTCATAGTCCCGGACGCAAGAGGCAGCAGCGTTGTATCCGCTACATAGTTCCGATCGCGATAATAGTCTTCATGGATTTTTAAGAACGCCGCGAAGGGCATAATGTCCAATGTTCGATTTCCCCAGGTCGCAGAGTCCACATCATGCAACGTGGGTACACCAAGATAATCCGCAAGAGACCCGAGATTCAACAAGTTACTGTTCAACGCAAGTACCTCGTCAATTTCGCACCTGGGCGGCTCCGGTGGAGTTGTCACAGCTTCACCAAGACGACCACCGGTTATGAATGTTTCCCAGTCTTCCCACAGAAGACGATTTGGAACGAAGAAGTAATGAACATACAGGTTCAACCTGTGAAAGATAGGAGCGATCATCGGTGCCAGTTTGATAAGAACTTCTGATGATCCATAGAACGTATCGTTAGGCATCGTTTCACTAATAAAGACCGGAGTTAATTTTCCGATCCGTGAGCTGATCCGTTTCTCGTGTGATAAATCGAAGGTCGACCTAGTAGGCCTTCGAAGTTCAACGCTAGTAAATCCTTTGTACTTTGCCATAGGCTAGAAAGTTTGTGTGTATTGTATTTTTTGTTTGATCCTGGAAATGACAGCCGCTACCGCTTCAGCCATGACTATCGGTCCCCGATCGCCATACTTTAAGGCATAATACTGTCTTTCCTTTTCCTGGTTAGAGAGAGAGAGAGCCATAGCAGCCTTTGATATTCGCTGCCTGTCCTCGGGCTTCCACCAGATTTTATCCCGATAGAATCGGGGTAACCGAGCTTTCCCGTTATCCGGAACTGCTACGTAGTTTGCATCATTGTGCCGGTGCCATTCGACCATCTCGTCACTCAGATAGTGTCCTCCCAGGCCATATCTCCTAGACATTGTAGCAAATGGTCTCTCTTTGCCTTCGGCGACAGGTTCCCCTTTTTGAATAACATACTTAGTGACGTAAGCAATGGAAGCACCGGACACTTGACCGACATGAACAAGACCGATCTGTTTCCCGTGAACATCCACCCAAGCTCCGCGTATGTTGTCCTCGTTGCTATTAAAGAGTATGAGGTGATAATGCGGCCGTCCACTTCTCGAACCATATTCTCCAACTGCATAATATCTGATACGCTCGCTTTCATCTTTCTTGCGCAGACGCTTTAAGTATAGCTGCAAATCGCGTTTGTCCAACGAATGGTTGGTTCTCAAATGCTTCTGATCGTATGTCAGAGTTACAAAGTGAGCACTTTTGCTCACACGGTGTTCGCGCTCCAGGCGAAGTACCCATTCTTGCCTTTTCGATATGAGACATGGAATGCATTTCCCACATGGTACACTCACCAGAGTCTCTACACCACAGACAGGAATATAGATAGCTTTTTGATCTACACACCTCATAGACGTATACCTAGCCTGGACATCTTGTACGTCCCTAGACGTTTTTTAGAAGATTTTCTACCCTTCCGTTTGGTTCCCCTCCTAGAAGAGAACCTTTTTTTGTTTTTACGATAAGCCATAATTTTGATTGTTAAAATTGTTTTAAGTAAATGTTTTGTCGTCGTTCCGGGCAGACCGGGAACCTGACATTAACCGCTCCGGTGATACCGGGCGTATCGGGCGGCGCTCTCTCGTACCTCGAACTGCTTGCCCTTGCATGCCCGACCTCCTCGCGGCATAGGTCAGGGTCTGCCCTTTTTGAGGGGTCGTCACGACGACCAACATATCCCCGACCACTTCGGAAACCTCGTGTCGGTGTTTTCAGGTCGCTATCGCGGACCTTAGTACAGGCTTTTTGAGACATCACCTTTGAGGGATCATACGTGATAGCATAAGCATCACTCCCTGGTAGACATGCTGGGGAGTAACTTCACCATCCTTTAGCCAACGAGCCTGGATTTCCTTTACAGCATTTTCGAACTCCTTAGATTCGAGAATTTTGTTTTTAATTTCCAAGTCAGCAGTATTAAGACCTAGCTTTTGTAGCATAGCCTCTACTTCTGCCTCGATTTTCTTTGCACCAAGTGAATAGCGTTCCCATCCGTGATCAGTAGTCGATTCACGAATAGCCCAAGTTTCGCGCGCTTCATTTGCTTTAGCATCAGCCACAGCCATCATTGAAGAAGTCAGCGATTTGTACACAGCTGGATTCAGCATAGGATTAGCTTTTGCGATATCCACCTGGGCATCGATCAATGCTAACTTATGTTCCGATTCAGTTGCTTTCTGTTCAGCCAAGCGAGTACTCGCCATTGCTTGGCCCGCCTGGAGGAACGA